AGATATGCAGGTGGTATTCCTTCAGCGTTCATAGCTTCAATTACATCTTGTCTTGTTTCAAAAGCACCTTCTGCAACAGTTAAAAGAAAATTATCTGTTACTGTAGCATCATTGATTACTTCTCTATTACCATTAAAAAATGTTGTAAATGTATCTATAAGTTTAGGGTCACCAAATTCTTTTAATTTTTCTTTAATATTATTTAATTGTGTAATAGATTTTTTAGAACCATTTTCATTAGGAGCAAACGCTTCTTTATAAATGTCTTTAACTGTTTCATCTTTTCTTCTAGCTTCTTTAACTAACGTATCAGTTTCAATAGCATTTCGTTTACTAATTAAAGATTGTTTTAACATGTCAATGTCTTTTGATTTTCTACTATTTAAACTTCCTAATTCTTTTCCATCTCTACTTAAACCTAAATTAAGAGACATTATTTTTTCTATTCTTTCTATATCGTCTTCAGTTTCAGCAGTTCGTAAAAGACCTTCAACATCATCTTTTATTACCTGCATTAATTCTTGATTAGTATAAAGACGATTAGGTACGGAACTTCCATCTGTGCTTATGACTTCTTTGTCTAATTCTTTCCAATTTTCTACATAATTTTCTATACTAGATGTGGATAAGATGGTTCTACCTTCTTTAATTTTATTTGCTGATGCAAGTTTTGCTCTTAAATTTGCATCTTCCAAAGCTAAATCTTTTTTAAGTCCATTAAAATTTGATGCAAAACCTGCTAAATATGCACTATCAACATCTTTCATATCAGGTAAATATTGTTTTATAAAAATTTCTAATGATTGACTAGGGTCTTCCATATCATATTGGTCAATGTTTTCTTTAATAGTATTAAAAACTTCAGAGGCTTTTACTTTTCCTAAATGCCAATCCGTTGTAGCTTTGTTATATTTTCCAATTAATTGTGGGTGTTTACCTGCAAGAATTTCTCTTGATATTTCACTTTCACTTTTGCCTGAAGCATATAATCCATTAATAATATTAATTGTTTCTTTTTGTTCTCTATCAATTCTTAAATCTTCTGCTTTACCAATTTGATAACCTGCATTTTGTAGTGATTTAGCTAAACCATCAACACTGCTACCAGTTGATACATACCCTGCGTTAGCCGCACCATAATATTTATTTGTTCCTTGTCTTTGATACTTTGCCATTATGTTGTAGCCTCTTTTCTTGTTTTATTTCGTTGATAACCGCCGTTAGCCGCAGTAGCCACTTCTAGCATTAATCCAGTTCTTGATGGGTCTGTAGGTGGTTTTAAACTGTTATAAACTTTTACTTGATTAGCGTATGCTTCTGTTTGTTGATTTTTAAATAATGTAATGTCTTTGTCATAATCTCTAGTAATATCTATCCAATCTTCATCATATAACTGCCCAAGAGATTGTACAATTTTTGTACTGTTAGCGTTTCCTAAATTTACTTTTTGTGCAATCTCGCCATCTCTTTTAGCTTTAGTTCTAATTTCTGCTAATGCTTTTTCTCTATCAGCACTAACTTTTTCTTGGTCAATTTTGTTAAGGTCATGTAAATATGCTTTATCTGCGTTTCTTCTAATTGTCTCTTGGTCTCTTCTAATAGCTTTATTGTCAGCTTTCTTTTGTCTATGAGCTACAACTGCTCCTGCTACCTGAAGTGCCGCTTGAACATCACACATTAATTATTTACCTCTTTCATCATTAATAAAAATGGCATCTTACCGATACCAAAATCTCCTATTTTTGTTTTGGGTTCAAATCCTAAAAATTGTAACCACTTTAAACTTTTCCAATTTCTTTCATCTACAAAATTGTAGACGTACTCATAATCTTTACTCATCTCTGCCACCCATTTAGGACACTCTTTAATAAACTGTTTAATATGTTTAAATAAATCCTCACTAGATAACAACCACACTACTCCGTAACCTTTTTCTTTTGATGGTACAGAACCAAACATACCAATTACACCTTCTGACTTTGTTCCAATAATAGAATAAATCTTACCTTTTTCTGTAAATGGTATTACTAATGCTTCTAACGGAGTTGCTCCATTGGAAGCCATAATTTCTTGTCTGTCACCTTTTCTAATCTTTGGTGCTAATTCTAACGCATCTTTTAATTCTGCTTTTCTAACGTAGTTTTCTTTCATTAAATCCTTCTTGCTCTATTGTGATAATAACCTTCAACCTCTGCACCTGCGATATATAATGGCAAGTGAGATGACGATTTAATATCTAAAGTAAATTCTGTGTTTTGACATTGTACAGGTACTCTTAATGTTCCTGTAGCAATAGCAGGTTGATTGATAACTGATGTAGCTGTACCAATTACATAACCATTCATAATAGCTGTTGATGTACTTCTATTTGTAGGAGTAACTTCTACTTGGAAAAACCCACTGTTTTCAAAATTAAATGATATGTTTCGTATTTGGTATCTACCTGAAGTTACCGCTACTAATCCTCTACCAGTATTTTCTCTTACATACTGTGTAGACATTCTGTATTTACTTTCGTATGGAACACCAATGTATAACGCTGTGTGGTTTCCAATAATTGTATATGTTGAACCTGACGTGTTTGTAGCTGTATAGTTATTACCATTAGTTTTATCTACAGCTATCAATCCAGTTTTTGCACCATAAGGTGATGTAAACGTAGTTAAATTTGTTGCCGCATCATACGTTCCTGTAACTGAAGTTTTAAGGTCAATGTAAACTCCATGACCTATTGTTGTATCTTTTAAATTTCTTAAATCTATTTTAACTAATTTTGTAGTTGTACCTTCTGAAACTAATAAATAAATAAAACTTTCTAAAGACATACCACCTATAATTTTAACACCTGTAAACGTCCACTTAGACCAAGCGTTTTGTACTTTTTCTCCACCATCAAAGAAATACTTATAGATGTACATTGTGTTAGCGTATGTAGTAGACACTGTGCCACTATAAGGAGCTGTTTGACTATCTCCTGTATCTGATGTTAAAAATATTAAATTATCTTCTGTAGTGTTACTTATAATTTGATAGCAATTTGTAGGAATTAAATTACCTACTGATACAGTAATGTCCATACCATCATTTGTAAGTGTATCATCATCAGCAAAGTATTCTCTTATTGCTGTATTGTTTGTTCTTGCTTGTGCAAAATATGCAAACTTACCTGCTGATACTGGTGTTACTTTATCATCATGTTCAAATGAAGATACTTCATTAAGTATAGCTGTTGTAGGTGTAATAGTTTGACCTGAACTATCTAATTTGTATTGTGCTGTATCAGAAAATAATAATAAACTTTCATTAAATCCTACAGAGTTTTTAAGAGTATTAACTTGTGTACCTGAAGCCGCAATATCAATAGGGTCAGTGTCTAATACTTGTGTAGAGGTTGTTGCAAAGTAATTAAAAAATGAAGCATTTTCTGTTAATACTAAATTTTCTCCTGCTAGAATACCTAATCTGTTTTTGTAAAATGTAAGGTTATTAATTTTTTTACCAACAAAAGTTGGATTAGCATTAGTATCAATATCTCCACATTTTCTATCTGTGTAATCTAATTCTTTAAAAGTAAATGTACCATTATTATTATTAACCAATGCGTGTGGCATTGTAGAATTATCTAAACCAACAGAAGTTGCAGGAGCTATAGTTTCATTCCATACTCCTGAATTTCCTGAAAATTTTACATAGTAATCAGAAAGAGTATCTCCTTCTTCTCCACTAATTTTTAAGATAACACCTGTTTTTCCATAAAAAGGTAATTTACTAAAATCTTGTATTTCATCTCTAATAGCATACATAGCTGTGTTACCAGAACCATCAGACGAACTGATTGTATAACCTGCATTATTATCTGTAGGCTTTCCATAGATAACACTATCAAATGCTTCAAATGTAAAATGAGATGTAAAACCAGAATAGTTTGCTAATCCTTGTGTTGTAGATTGTGTAGAATTATCGCTTGTTCTTACAACTTTAAATCCAATACCATCAGCATTGCTATCCCAATGTGTACTTGATTGACCAAACAAAAGTATATCTGTAATTTTATTTGTATCTCTAAATTTACTATCAGTAGACGCATCATTACCTGAAGGCAGTTGAAACACTACTTCAAGTTCTTGTGCCATGTTAGGGTGTTTTAATGCTACTTTATATTCTCTACCATAGTTTGTAAGTTTACAAACAATTAAGAACTCTTCTACTTTAGCCGCAGACGTTGTGCTGTCAGCCGCTACTGTTATTCCTGTGTTAGCTAAAAATGTAAAGTCTGCAATGTTAACTAACTTAAAATTTTCTCTAGGGTTTGTTGAAGTTAGATAACTTGACCCACTTTGTATTGTAACTGTTTTTTCATTACCATCTAAATCAAAAACTTTAACTCCACCATTGTATAAAGCTACAATGTATTGGTTATTAGCATCTCTTTGTATTGACCAAAATTTTGTTTTGTTAGAATAAATATTAGAACTATCAACAGTTTTAATAAAATCTAAAGGAGGTCTTTTTGATAAACCATCTACTAAACCATTTTGTAAATTAACTTGGTCTTCCCCTTGATTGATACCTCTTTGTGTAGGTGTCTGTTGGGACATACCATTTAAAAAGTTAGGAATAGATTGTGATACAACACTTCCCATAATTAGTAATTCCTTCTAGTAGGTCTATGTATTATAGAAAATGTATTGCTGTCTCCTTCAAGTATATTAATATCACTCTCTTGGCTATCTGCTTGATGGAAAGCCATTAATGCTTCATTTTCATCTTGACCAATTAATTGTGTAATTTCTCTGTCACCTATAAATCTAGCCGCAAATCTTCTTGACGCTTTCATTGTAATATATTGTCTTGCGTATTCTGGTAAATCGTCAAATTGTTGTACTAAAACTAAATCAACTGAAGCAGGTGCAGAAGTAAATACATCTGTATGCTTTTCCATATCAAATAAAAAGCCACCTCTTATAGTGTAGTTTAAATGTCTAAATTGGGAGTTTGCGTCTGCTTTAACGCAGTTTGCAGGTAGGGGTACTTTGCTATCACTATCTAAAGATAATGATTTATAATTTTCATGTGTGTTAAAATTCCACCCTTGTGATTGGATAGACATAGATGTTTCATTAAGAATATTTTTTGCTGTACTTACGTCAACTGTAGTAGTGCCTGTAATGCTATTGACTGGAGCTTCTCCAATAGTAGACAGCATTATATTTACAGCCTGTAATTCGCTTGTGGGTGTAATTTGTGTAGTCATCTATCCTTTGTGTTAAAATTTGTGTATGAACACTGGGCGGATTGTCAGTGTTAATCTCCGCCCAATGTAAGTAGAAGTATTATGCTTCTAATATTCCGACTGCCGCTTCTGGTCTTAATACACCATGACCCATGCTGTATTTAGCTACCATTAACGTACCTTGTCTTCTGATGTCGTACTCTTTCTCAACAGCTAAATCCATTAGCTTAACAGTTCCAACCGCACTTGGGTGTGAAACTAAAGCAACGAAGTTAGAAAGGTTAACAGCTTGTGGATTTGAACCACCATTAGTAGCTGAACCTTGTGCAACTCCTGAGTTGACGTTTCCAGTTACAAAGTGAGGAACTGGTATTAATTCAATTCCTGCAATTCTTGTAACTTTACCTGATGCAACACCACCATTAGCTCCACCACTGAAGTCAACATTGACTGCATTTGTAGCGTTTGCTAATTTGTAGTATTCTTCCAATCTCATAAAGCATTTTCTGCCTTCTGATGGAACATAGTTTGCATCAAGCTCTTTAGCCGCCGCAAAGATAGCATCTATCATTGCGTTAGCCGCAGTTGCGTCTGTAGCAGAAGCAATGCCTGTGTTAGTTATGTTAGTTGTAGCGTCTCCACCAGTAACAGATGCACTAGCTAGAGATGCTTGACCAATAGTTTGTAAGATATGCTTATCTTTTTGGAAAGATAATGCTCTACCCATTTCAGTAGAGTACGCACTTCTTACGTCCCAATGGTTTTTTGCTTCTTCGATATTCGATACGAATACTGAAGATATTAAAAGGTCATTAATTGTAATAACCTTTTCGTTTGAGTTAACTGCAGAACCTAATATTTCAGCACCAACTGCGTGATATTCCGCACCAATTCTTCCCATTACTGGAAAAGATGCAGATTTGCCGTTACTGATACTTCTTACCATATCAGCACCTTCTGTTTTTGAAGCTCTTTCAAATGAAGTAATTACTTCACCTGCGAATACTTTTAGAAACAGGGCATCATCACGAGTAGAACCACTATTAGCATTTCCGAATTTAACTGGACTTGCGTTTGACATGTGATTGTCTCCTTTTTGATGTTAGTTTATAAAAGCCTCTTCAATAAAGTTATTTAGTCAAGATTGTCCTCCGCAGAGGGTCAAGTTATTTGGCTAAATTAAAGTTGGCAGTTGCCACGCATAAGCGTTGCACAACTATTTTTTAGTTACAGTTCCACTTTCGTAAAGCTAATGCTTTTCTAGTGGGTTTTCCGTTCTTAGACATAGCTCCTTTTACTCCGCCCATTCTAGCACAGAAGCTCTTTTTCCGACCTGCCGCTCTTGAACCTGCTTTAGGGTTTCCTGTGACTGGAGCTTTTAAGTTATGTCCTTTACTCTTAAAGAAAGCCCTTCCTCTAGCATTTAAGCCACCAGAAGGACTTTGATATTTCTTAGCAACCATTATGCTTTCGCAGTTTTGGCGGCTCTCTTAAATTGTTTAGCAGTAGGTCTTCCTTTAGTACCTGCTGTTCGCATCTTCTCACCTGAACCTGCTTTAATTCTAGCACGTTTCTTATGAATGTTTGCGTATAATCCGTTCTTTGCCATACTATCTTTTCTTTTTACTATTCATTATTTTAGATTTTAAAGCGGCAGGTAATCTTTTCTGTCCACCTTTTAATGCTTTACTTGGTCTTCCTTTTTTAGAACCATAAGTTCCTTTTCCCATTGGCATAATTATTTATCCTTTTTTTTAGTTTGTGTTTCGACTATGTTGTCTATCTCTGATATTGCATGTTTCGCATGTACTAATTTATCAAACTGTGATTTTATAGTTTTCATAAAATTATCATGGTCTGCAACACCAACAGAATTTTTTAAAAATGTGTCAATAACTGCTGTACTCTCCGCAACTTCTGCGTCATATACT